CTGTTCAAGGATCGCAGCAAGGGCAGACTGGATCGTGCTTGCTCCTACAGTGTGCTTGGTAGCACCACAGTGGTACAGCCTGCTGTACAGACTAAGGCTGTGCCTGTCCAAACACCGCTGCCTAAGGCTGCTCCTGTAACTGCGCCCTGGAACCTGCCCTTGGGCGCTAGCAAAGCAGATCAAGTCCGCGCTCGCATTGCAGTGGCCAAGAACAACGGTGAAGGCAGCTCAGCTGTGGTCAACTATGCAGTCACGGTGCTTGGCATGACGCTAGCATTGGCCAAGACCTATGTCAAGAACAATTGGTCAAAGGCCTGAGGCGGTGGAGGGGCTTTGAGGTGGCTGAGGAGGCTGAGGAGGCTGAGGAGGTAGTGGGGGGCTGTAAACTTACAAAGCTTACAGCTAGCTTACAACCGCTTGCAAAACCCCACCATGGTTAGACTAGATCACCAGGGGCCGAGATCTCCAGACCTTTTAAAAATTTTGCAGCAAAAATTTTAGGGTTGTATATAGGTTCGGGCAAGTGTTAAATAGTATTTTTATTTGGAGAAATACTATGTCTGCAGAAGTTCAAGAAGTTGGAAAAAAGTTCTGGTTAAGTAAGACTTTATGGGTCAATGTTGTAGCAGGGTTAGCCATAATAGTTCAAGCTAGTTATGGATTTGTAGTCAGTCCGGAATATCAAGCGTTAGCATTAAGTTTAATCAATTTAGGGTTACGTAAGATCACCAATGAGCCGTTAGTCTGGTAATTTTTTTGGTCCCAAACGTGCCAGTATATTAAGTGCACGTTGTCTAAGTTTATCAGTAAATTCATCTTCGCTCAGAGTACCTTTAGCGAGGTTACATTTACGACAAGCTACTTGTAGATTATCTCTAGTAGTCAGTCCGCCCTTAGATTCTGGAATAATATGATCTAAGTGTATTTCTTTATCTTGTAAATCTTCGTCACAGTAGACGCATCTTAGTCCGTCGCGTTCTATAACTGATCTACGTAGATTAAGTGGTATATACTGTTTCATTTGTATTATATATCACGATTTCAATTTTGTTAGATATATAATGGATAATTAGTGGTATAAAATTCAGTTATATCACATGTTGCATATTATCAATAGTTTAGAAGATTCGTATATAAGTTTATTCAAGGATGATCCAGTCAGACCTGAAATTTCGTCAAAGTTTCGATGTCAAGAGGGTAGTAATTCTAGTTTTGTATTATTAGATTCTACCAGTTCACGAGTTCGAGCTGTAATATGTTGTGCGTTCAAATCTCAAGTGCCCAGTAGCATAGATGAGTTATTGAATAGTAGTAGTGGTAGTAAGGCCATATTTTATACTGTATGGAGTTATGATCGTAGTGCGGGCAGTGAGATTGTGCAGTCTGTTCCTAGTTTTATTCGTAGTAGATTTAGTGGAGTGGATGAGTTTTACACGTTTAGTCCCAAGGGTCAAAGTGTGCGAAATTTTCATCTAGGGTTAGGGGCAAGTATATATAGAGAAAATTCGGATTCGGTGAATTATTCTTACAATTAAGTATGTAGTTAATATAGATGGAGTGGGTTAAGTTTTTTTTGCGCTTCGCGCCAAGTGGAAGTCAGTGGAATAAATAGTTCATCATGAGAGCAAGAGAATTTTTATCAGAAAGTATAGAGCGTTTAAAGGGTCATTTAAAGGATCTCATAGATCGCACCAGTGATGAAACCTTATTAAACAAGATCTATACATCTTTAAACCGTGGGTCGTTAGTGCCGCGGATATCTTCGGGATTAGAGTCGTTATCTGATCCTGAGATTCGTGGGTTTGTCAATGAAATAGCTGACATCATAGTTCAAGCGCCCGGGTCGTATGAGGAAAAGATTGATTTTGTCAGTGGGTTACAAAAAGGGTTCATTGATGTAGGCATAATGACTGACAAGGGCAGACATCATTTTTCTGATTTATTAAGACCTACTGACAAGGTCAGTAAGCGATTTTTATTCAATATGTTCAATGCCTTAAAGGATCTTGGTAAGGGATCTCAAAAGGGTCCCGGTGAATTTGCCATAGCCATAATGAGTCCAGAGGTTAGTATATTCGGATCAGGTGATCTAAAAATCAAAGATAAAACTGTAGAAGTAAAAGCTGGTTATGGAACTGTAGGGGCCACAGGTCTTTTTCAATATTTAGATGTACCTAATATTTTAAAGAAATATTTGCCGGATTTAGATGTTACACAAAACATAGGTGCTGGTACTTTAGCTAAAGCGTTGCAAGATGAAGTCAGTAAGCCTAATACATCGTTAACACCGGACAATTTACAAAATTTTGCCAATGAATTAGTAGAGTATATTTTCAAAGGTCAAATAGCCTGGGCCAATGTACAGCCTCTCAAAGATGCCATAATGAATGTAAACATGCCTCCAAATTTATTAGATGATGCCATTCGTAAAGGTTATCTAATAGCTGCATATAGTGCATATAGAGGAGAGATGGGTTCAGAAGGGTCGAGAAATAAATTTGACGGATTAATGTTAATAGATTATGAGAGACAGGATCTAAGATATTTTGATGATCCTGAAGAGTTGTATAAGGATATTGACAAGCCTCAAATATTATTCTCTGCAAAGAATTCTCAATGGGCTGCACGTTTAATAAGTCCAAGTGTTAAGTTAAAAGGCAGAGAATTAGTTAAACCAGAGCGTCCAGCAGAGATTACTCCTGATTCTCTCAATCAATACTCAAAAGACCTTGCATCGCATTTTGTAAGTATAGCGCAAAGAAGTGATCCTCAAAATCTTGATCTAAGAGAACCTCAGTTAGTAACAGATCTATCAAGTACCTTAATGGATTTACTCAATCAGGGATATAAAGAAGCTAAATTAAGAGCAGAAATACTTAAGAGATTCCCTATGTTGAATCCCAGAGCAAAACCTAATACCACAAACGTAGCTCAGCCGGCACCACAACAATCATTCGAACCACAACCTACTATTCCTAGCGTTTAATAATTTTATATGACATGATTTATGTCATTAAATACGTATAGAATTATTTTTTTAAGCCGGAAGGAAAGTATGGGTAAGACGTTTGCACATTCTGGGACCAGTGGTGATGTCATGATGAGTCTCAACGCCATGAAGTTATTAGGTGGTGGTCATTTATATCTCAAGTTAAACAATTTAGATCGAGTAGTTCAAAAGTATCTAGGGTGGCCGTCAGCTGGATTTCATTCTGGGCGTATGACTCAAAAAGACTTTGAAGATCTGAGAGAATTAGTTGAGCATCAATCGTATATAACCGGTTTCAGTGTATGGCAAGGTGAGGAAGTAGATCATGATTTTGACATCATGGCTGCTGGTCACAACATACCCGATTTTCCTAGAAATTTCAGTAACTTAAATGCTAGGGCGATGGGTTTAGATACCACAAAGTATCGTACTGAGTTGCAGATCAAATCATGGTTAGAATGCAGAGATCCTATAAAAGTTCCCGGAAAGCCTATTGTAGTTTTTAGAGGTCCTAGATATCAAGAGGGCAATGAATTACAAGGAGCACAATGGTTAGAGTGGCGTGATTGGGGTCTTGCTGATCAAGCTGTGTTCATAGGGTTACCATCGGATCATGAATGGTTCTGTAAAACGTTAAACATGGATATTGAGCATTGGAAAACCGACACTTATTGGGATATGGCTCGTGTCATGGCAGGTTCAGAAATGGTTATAACCAGTATGAGTAGTCCATGTGCAATGGCATTAGCTATGGGTAAGACAACGTGGATTGAAACCCGGAAGAATATCGAAATTGAAAGATTAGAAGTTAATTATCCGTGGCGTTCGAATGTATTTTATTTTTAAGGAATAGATCAAATGGTAATGGCAGTAGTCACAATGAATGATGGGGGATATGATTATCTAACTCCCTTGACCTGGGACCAAAATGGTTTATTGTATTGTGAGCAATGGGGATATCCTTATGTTGTTATAGATGATTTTGGTGGATTACCACCTGGATTTGCCAAAGTAGATAATATGTTAGCAATATGTAAAGAGAATCCAGAAGTTGAGTGGATCTTATGGAAAGATGCTGACGGTTTAATAACAAATTTTAGCACCAAAATTGAAGACATAGTTGATAACAATTATCATGTTATGATAACAACATGGTGGAATGGTATAAACAATGGAATGATGTTAGTGCGGAATTCAGAGCAAGGTCGTGCGTATCTTGAAATGATTATGGGTAAGTTACCGGAATATAGAGATCATCCATGTGTAGAGCAACAAGTTATGATAGACACATTTGAAGAGTGGAAACATATTATCAAGGTCTGTCCTCAACGTTTATTCAATGCAGCCTGTTTTAGTGATGGTGCACACAGAGGTGCATATACAAGTACATTAGATACTTTAGGCACTGATGGTCAATGGCAACCCGGTGATTGGATCATGCATTGGCCTGGGCAAGATCCTTACATGCGTATACAGTTAGCTAAAAAATATCTCAGACAGGTTATACCTGCTTAATTGCATAAAAGACTAGTTTGCCCGGAACTGGTTCTTTTATTTCGATTGTGTCAAACTTCATTTGATCTAATATATTAACAAATTCATCTTTAGTGAAGAACCAAAGATGTTCTATTGATTTCCAATGATGTTGCCCCTCAGGAATCCAAAAATGGGGTAAGTCGATAATAATTTTTCCCTTTGGTTTAAGTATTTCTCTTGCTTTAGATAGTGATATACTTACGTCAACCATATGTTCGATACTATCGTGCATAGTAATCCAATCATAATGACTAGGTTTAATATCAGTATTCTCTAATGTACCTGTAATAGTACATGAAAGGTCTCCGATGTCAGTGCCTGGTTCTAAACCCCAACAGTCATAACCTCTTTGTTTTGCAGCATGTACAAATGCAGAGTTACTGCTACCTACATCTAGACCTTTACTGTAGGATGGTAAGAATCCTTTATATGCGTCAAGTCTAATGTTAGCTATATTTAAATCGTGAATATATCTATCTGCGTACGATATAACACCTTTACGCTCTTGGAAAATTTTATGGTAATCGTAGGTATAAAAATTAATAAGATCTTGGTCTTTCCAATTTTCTAATATTTGATGTACAACACCGCAATCGGTACATTTTAATACAGGTATGTTATTAATAGTAAGTTCAGTGAAATCATGTGTATTTCCGCAGATACATGATTTTATAAGATTTTTTTCAGTCATGGAATTATTTACAATACTGTTAATTTTATTATACGTATCTTGATCAAAAGTTTCAACTATTAGGTATTTTTATTTTCGATTTATTAAATATATTATATGACAGAACAAAATTATCGCGGTAACTTATTAGCATCACATCCAAAATATCCAGATCCCGATTTAAGGAAAAGTGTTATATTAGTTTTAGATCATGATGAAAATGGAGCAATAGGATTACAAATAAACAAGCCATATCAAAATGGTGTAAGTTTCTCTACTGTAATGCAAAATGCAGGATTATATTATGATAGTGATCAACCGTTATTCATAGGTGGTCAAGAATCATCTAACAGAGTGTATGTTATACACAGCTTAGATTGGTACAGTCCGACTACTAGCAAAATCAGTGACACATTAGGAGTCAGTACAGATTTATCTATATTAATGGCGATCAGTCAAGGTGAAGGGCCGGAATATTTCCAAGCAGTTGCCGGATATACCAAATGGGAATCTAATGAGTTGGAAGGTGAGATTTCTGGACTTGAACCTTGGTCATCGTTACATAGTTGGAATTATATTCCTGCTAGTTTAGAAGTAATCTTTGATATAGAGCCCAAAGATCAATGGGCAACAGTTATTAACATTTCAAGCAGATTACAAATTTCTACTTGGTTTTAATCTTTTTCTGAATTTAAACTAGCAAGAATATTTCTAATATCACCTACGGCTTTTACTCCTTTAACTTTAGGAGCTCCTAATTGCTGCATTGCGCTAGGTGATAATACACCATCTGAATCAGCCAATTCTGTAGCGGTACTAACAGAGCTAGTTCGTTTTAGGCTTTGCATTAAGTTACTTGTAGCTTGAGCTTTTTGTTGTGCAAAGCTATTATCATCTTCATCGCCGAGGTCAGTAATTCGTAGTGTCTCTACATTAAATTCTAAATCTACTTTTTGCCCTACACCTGAGCTAGAGCGTGTCTTCATAAATTGAATTTGATAACGCCCACGTTCTTTCATAGCTCGACTAGTAAAGATACCTATAACGTTATCTGCGGTTTGAATCTTGCTTAAGCCTCCCGAAATATGACTATGATCGAATTCAATTTCTTCTACTGCTGATCTATTAAGCTGACTAGCTGTAACAGTAATGCATTGTGTTTCCATAGCCAAATTTCTAATCTCTTCACTTACATATTTGTCTTTAACAAACAGATCGCTAGGACTTACCTTCACACTTAAAGGCATCATCAAATCGAGGTAATCTATTAACAAAACGTCTGGTTTTCTGCCTTTTTTGACCTGATATTCCTTCAAATAGGCTCGAATATCGTTACAATTTTTACCTGAAGGCATATACTTAATCTGTATGCTACCTGCACGTTTTTCCGCCATTTTTACTTTGAGTTCAACGTCATCAATTGATTTAAAAATCTCTCTAGTGCTAATGCCGGTCATCATTGAATCTAGTCGCATAGCTACCAAATTTTCGCTAAGTTCGAAAGTCAAGTAAATTACATTAAGACCTAGCATAGCCCAATTAACACCTAAGTTAGCAAGGAACAATGATTTGCCACCGCCTGATGCTGCTGCAAAAATGTTAAGTTCGCCTCTATTAAATCCGCCGTATAATTTCTTATCTACACTAGGCCAACCAGTAGAAGTTTGCCCGTTATTGCTTTTAATCTTTTCTAATCGAGCACGTGGGTCTTCAAAGTAATCTGTGCCCATATCTTTATTAAGGCTGATCTGTATAGCATCTTTAACCAGTTTTTCTACAGGGCCGTAGTCACCTTTTTCTAACAAATCTGCTGATTGTAAGATTGCACGTTCGAGACCTTTATGTCGACTAAATTTTTCAAATTCATCCATTAGCCATTCATAATTTTCTCTAGGCAATGAAATTGAGTCAAGATCTGATCCGCAAGATGCATTGACAATTTTTACTTCGGGCATGACTTTATAATCATCAACATATTTGTTGATAAATTCTGCAACCGTTTGTAATCTTCGATCAAAGTTTTCCGGATCAAAAATATTTTGGCAACGAATAAATGTTTCTGCATCCGAAAGAAACATTTCTAAATAAAGACGTTGTGTATCTATGTTATAGTTAGGTTTATCCATTGAGTGTTTCTAATTTTTTCTTAAGTAGTTGTATTTTTATCTCGTTTGTTTCTTTGTAGTGCAATATTGTGAATAATGTATACAATCGTCCGTATCGTTTTACAGCATCGGCGACATCCTTAATATCATTTTCCCAAGGAGGTAAACTTACTGACCAGTTATTCGATAATGCTGCGTTAATAAGTTTTGCACCAGGGCGATCACGATCAGGAACTACAATTACTTCTTTACCTAATGAGTTTATTCTAGCACATTGAGTTTCATTAGGTTCGTTGTGCATTATAGCAACACCGTCAACTGCTATTGCATCAAACTGACCTTCTACAACAATAACGTATTTTCTATCATACGTTTGACGATCTATATTAAACACATATCCAGGTTGTGTGTCAGTAAGATATTTTGGTTTACCTTCACGTATTTTTCTACCAGTATAGCCAACAATTTTTCCTTCGTGATAAAACGGTATTAGCAGTCTATCTTTATATCCAGGACTGTTACTCCAATGCCACGGATACCAATCTATATTCATTCCACGGACTTCGAGATATTTAAAAATTTCAATAAGCTCAATGCCTGTTTCTTCAGAAATGTTCATGCTAGCCCATTCTGTTAAACTAGCAGATAGTTCAGGTAGTTGTTTTTCTACCAGTTCAAAGCTTAGTGTTTTTTTAGTCTTTGGTTGATTATCCTTAGCTTGCAATGCTGTTAGGATTAGTTTATTGATTTCATCATCTGGCATTCCTAGCCATTTTAACAAGCTTTTAGTATTTTTAGTTAGCAAATGCCCAGGAGACCAACCTGCCTTAAAATTACAGTTAAAGCAGTGATATTGGAATCCACCATCTGGATGTAGGAGTATACCGCCTCGTTGGCGATTATCTTTAGTTTCGCCTCTATTATGGCAGCAGGGAGCATTAAAACTAGTCCACCCACTTGGTGTTAGTTTTCTTTTAGAAGGTAGTAATGCTTGTAGTCCTACTTGGATATCACTCATCCTACTATTTTAACTTCTATAGAGCGCTTTGTCAAAGCTTCCGAAGTAAGCAGGATTATCATTATTTGATTCAGCCGGTGCAGTTGCTGGGATATGTTTTATTCGAATATAGCTAAACACTCCATTGAAATTTACATAATCGATTCCAGTTAATCCATTATAAGTTCTAGTTGCAACTACGCTATAATTTGAGTTTACACCGGGGCTATTATCCATAGTAGCCTCAACATAAACAGTACCTTTGTACCTAGTCATATAAAGTGCTACTGTGTGTAATGCTGTATTTCCGTTAAATGCAGGGTTTGCATAAACATTTCCACTTTTGTGTTCGTATTTAAAAATAGCATCGTTGTATGTTGTAGTAAAATTCGATATACTTACGCTATCTTGTAAAACTGGATAAACATCTTGACTTAAATGTAATGTTCCTGCAACTCCGTAATATGTATTTGAATAAGTAGGCAAATATGTACCGTCTGTATCTTGAAGTTTTATACTATATTGATAGCTAGTGCGATCTAAATCTAGTGTATCGCTTTCGTTTAGGGTCAATAGTGCGAGTCCTCTAGTAGCAGTTGATATATCTAATACTTCCAATTGTTTTTCAATTAGTAAGCGTTGATTAATAGTATCAAACATGCTAAAAACAAAAGTTTGTGTATTGTATATTTGTATTTTCTTTTGATCACTATTTTTGAATTGTATCCTGACTTTATTCTTAATTCCTTTTTGAATTTTTAAATCGCGCTGATACATAACTTGGTTCACTCCCCTTACTGTAGCGTCCAAATCTAATGTTACATCGAGTGTATTTGAGTATAAATAGACTGGTAAATTTTGCATGTTAGTATTTATTGAATATAATGAGAGATAAGTTTCAAACAAATTATCCATTTTTAAGCTGTTTAAAATCCAATGAAAAGGAATATATAGGCATCGTTATTAATTTCGATGATTATATCGCCAGCATATATGATATATCGATGATTGTCGAGGAATCTGAGAGGAAGTTATTTTTAGAGTTAGGGGATGCATGGTGGTGGGAAAGCAATCGTAAAATACCGATTAATATTTTTTTAAAAAAAGAAATGATAGTTTTCAGACCGTTTATTAAAACTTTCAACAGCAAAGATGTTGAATTATTGTTTGGTCCTACAGTGAATCTCAGCGAAATAGCAGAGAAAAGAGTTAAACGTAAATCAATTCAGTTAGTTAGATCAGTTAAGAATATCCGTAACTGATCTTTTCACATATTAAATTCATATGTACTATAACTAATGCCGCATAACTATGGGCATGGCTTTTCTTAAAAAAGTATTCATTACCGTCCGGTTTTTTCCATACTTCTTCAAATACCTTATCCCAACTTAACCCAAGTAAGTGTCTTTTTGCTGGTCTAATTATTGCCAATACTGCGGCTAATTGTTCGACATTTTTCGGTTTCATAGTTCGTAGTATATGACCATGCCCGTTAAGATGGAACAATAGATCAGTAAATTCATCTTGTTCTAAAAGATCCCATAATGGTTCTGTATTCATAAGATAAATTAGATGTTCTTCATCTTTTACATCTTTATATACATTTACATTTAGAAAATCAATTTTAAAATATCCTCTTTTTTCAGCTTCTTTGTAATCTATACTTGAAGTATTAGTTAGTGGATTAACTGGAATAGCGTGACAATATACTCCGGTATTGTGTTTTTTAGATTGATTGTTTTCTATAATCGAAGCGGGAATATGCTGAATTTTATTCAGAATAATTGATCTATCAGCAAAATCTATATCAATGTCCATTAGATAATAATACTATCTATATCATCTGAAGTCAAACTATAGACTCCCCGGTGTTCTACGGATATACTTGCACATTGATTAGCAAATCTAATAGCCTGTTCGATATCTTTTGATCTTAAAAATTCAAAAGTAAGTGCTGCTAAAAATGTATCACCGGCGCCGCAAACATCTATAACTTCTGCTGTTCTAGTTGGATAGATATTATCTTTATATTGAGCACCTTTACTACCTAGCGTTACTATTAGATCAGTACATTCGGAGATACGTTGTTTAAATTCTGTTTCGTTTATCTTAACAAAACATCCTTCAAATTTAGCAAGGTCTTGTTTTTTACTATCTATAAAAATTGGACCTTTAAATTGATGTCTTACTTCTTGGATATTATCGTAAGTAATAAATCCTTTATTATAATCACTTATTACAACAGCATCGTATTGATTGTATGCCAATGATCTTAAGTAAGGATTAAATGGAGCACTTAGTTTATCTTCGTCTACTCGAACTATATGTTGTTTACTTCTATCATCGATATATCTACGTTTAATGCTTTTCTTGCCGCCAGTCATAAAATCAACATCGCAATTAAAAGCTTCTAGATTTGATTTTACGTTTGCTGCCATTCCAAAACTTTGACTCCAACGAGTTATTTTAAGAACAGGAACTGGAGCTTCTGGGTTTAGTCTGTCACAAGTACCATAATAATATTCATCGATGCAGCTATCACCTATTAATAATACTTTGTATTTTGTTTGTTGTTGAGTATTTTCCGAGTCGATCATAAAATTTAATTTCTTTGCAATATTCGGCACCTATGATAGGTTTTCCTTCATAGTCACTACCTTTAATCATTAAATCTGGTTCGTAGTTTTTAATATAATCAATTAATTCTTGATCAGTATCAAATATATCAACTTTGTCAACGGCCCTTAATGCAGCTAGCAAACTAGAACGTTCGTATTCGTTATTAACTGGTCTATCTGACCCTTTTAATTTTTTAATTCTATTATCGCTGTCAATTAAAACATATACAAAAGAATTTGGAAAAGATTTAGCATATTCTAAAAGTCTTAGATGTCCTACATGTACAATATCAAATGTTCCATTGACAACAATTTTTATCATAAATCAAAATGTTTACGTAATTTATCAATATTTGCTTTAGTATATGTTTGATATTGAGTTTTCATGCTTTCTGGCATCGGAATATATTCAATAGTAGCGTTATATTTTTGAGAAATTTCTTCTCCAACTTCTTGAAAAGATTTTGCTTTTCCTGTGCCAACGTTCCATATATTAGATTCATTAATATTAAAGAATTTCTTATGTACATCAACAACTGTTTGTACTGGTACAAAATCTCGATAATATTGATCAGAATTTTGGAATAGTTTTATTGTTCCTGTATTCTTTGCCTGTTGTTCAAATTTATGATAAGGACTTGCTTGGTCACCTTTATGGTCTTCATGGGGACCGTAGACATTAAAATATCTAAAGCCTTGAACAATAATTTCGTTAAATTCACGTAATTTTTTTTGACGATTAACATATCGATCAAACAAATATTTTGACCATGCATATGGACTACGTGGATCAACTGGGCCTTCTTCATCGAATGTTTTTAACTGTCCGTAGACACTAGCAGAACTGCTATATTGCAAGTTGACTTTCCAGGTTAAGCATTCATTTAATATCCAAACGCTGAAGTCATAATTTTGCTTCATTATCTTTTCTATATCAGTTTCTGTTGTAGAACTAATTGCACCGAGGTGTATAACCCAGTCTAAGTTTTGTATTTTTTGTATTTTTGGTAAAGGTTCTCCCCATTCGAAGAAGGTCAGTGAATGGTCAGATAAGGCAGGAATTAAATTTTTTCCAATAAATCCTTTATATCCTGTAACTAAAATTTTCATTTTTGACTATCACCTTTTGCTACACGATAATTATCTTCAACACTATCAGGTGTACTAACTTCAATTAAAGTACCTTCTTCGATACAAATAACCTGATGGGGAAGTAATGGTGGATTGTACCATGTCATACCTTCAGTGAGTGTATGTTCATGCACATCAGCATTTTTAGTATCAATAACCTTTACAATAAATTTACCACTTAGTACGTACCATGTTTCATCTTTTTCTGAATGAAAATGCATACTAAATTTTGCATCTTTATTAAATTTTAATAGTTTACCGCAATATTTGTCAGTGGTTGCAAATATAAATTCATGCCCCCAACCTTTTTCTACAAATCCTTCTAATCTCATAGTTCCCCACTTTTTGCCATGTTAAGCATTAAACTGTATTGTTCATATGCTTTTTTTACTGCTGGATACTTATCTCTTAAGTATCGTTCTTCTTCTTTTTGTTTCATAATAGAATCGAATATATTATAGTGGCCGCGTTCTTGCATGTGGTTATAAACTTCAGCTTCAAATCTTGCGAGACGTTCTAATTCACTTTCGGCGATCTCAATAGTATATAGTTTTTCTGTTTCGAACCTAGTAATCTCTTTTTGAATAAATTTATTATAATCTTCAGGACATTGAAATAACGCTGTATTAAATCTAGTATGTCTATGTGCTCTTTTAGAATCGTCAATAACTCTAATCGAGTGGTCTCTTAGAAAAGGGTTTATATTAATCATTCTATTCCAACTTCTTTACAAATTTCTTTTACTAATGCAACATCTACAGGAGTTTCTTTAAATTTTTTCAACCAATATTTAACGTCAAACACAGGAGCAATCATTCCTACTTGTTCATCGTTCATTTTTTGAACCATAGTTTTTCCTGCCGAGCTATTTAATATAACCCAACAACTGATTCTACCATTTAAGATATCATGCACTGCTTTGTTAAGACTAACGTAATTAAAGTAATGTTCAAATTGAGCATTATGTTCGTCGGCCCATTCCATCATTGTTTGTATAGATCTTTGTACAGCAGATTCAACTGGTTCAGTTTTTAAGATTTCATAGAGATACTTTTCGTAAAGTTTATCTTTACACCAATTATCTAACTTTTCTCCACTTTTAATAACGTAGTCGATAAACTTATCTGGATATAGTGGGTTAACATTATTAACAAAACTGCCGAATTTTACAAATGCGTTATAATAACTGCTGTCGGCAAATTCTTCATAGGTCTTTGGCTTCTTGGCATTTTGTGTTAATTGCCAGAATCTATTGTAAGCCATAAATCCTGCCTGTACACGTTTTTCATCTTTCTGTAAGGCGCGACGTTTGCGCTCACACATGTGAGCCACAAGCGTTTTTTCTTGCATGAATTTTTTATTGCAATGTACGCAGGTGTATGGTTGTTCGACTAGTGCTATCATTCGTATTCTTTACGTTGTTTTTTATCAAAACCCATTTTATCAAATAATTCCTCGCAATCCTCTTTAGACATCATACTGGCCAATAGCTTAACATCTTCTAGTTTTCGAGATGGATAAATTTCTATCAATAGTTTTTCTATCTTATTGGCTTTTTCTTTTTTACCTTGTGCAAGATAAGGATGATATGTTGAGATTCCTGCTCCAGTTGCAGCAAACAATTTCCAAAGAAGAGGTTTATGATTTTTACTCAAAGTCCAATGATGTTTATTAACACATTCATTAGTCATCTCAACAAACCATTCTTGTATATCTTTATCTCCTTGGACGTTTGAAGTATAACGCATAAGAATAAAAGGACTAAATGCCTTACGTTCTTCGTCTGTTAGATTATCGTAAAAATTATAATCTTTTGTATCTACTGCACGAAGTTCGCGTTTAATATCGAGTTTTGCTGTTGCCATATTATACAGGATGCCAAAAAGGAGGTTCTTCTTTTTTACTCATATGATATATTATTTTAGCATTATCCAATGCTTTTTGTAAAGCAAGGTTGCTTCGGCTTTCGACAATAATTTTTTCCCAAAGTGTTAATTCATCTCTTAGTTTTCGATCGTAGTCTCTACCAATTTCGAATCGTGTGTTTACAGGGCTGCCTAGTTCTCGAGCATAAGTTATGCCGTCTGCTTTTTCATATACATATTGAACTCCAGGTTTAAGCTGCCCCATAGTTTACCAACATTTAGTATAGTCAATTAGTTCGCTTTGTCTACTTACTTCTTTTACAAAATATGCACATAGTGGTTTGTCACCAGTTTCTAATGGTGTACATAGTAATTGTCCTGAACGCATTTTTGGAAAGTACCATTTAACTTCTTGATAGACATCGATAATATCTATATCTAAAAAGCTAGGTCTGAATCCGCTCAAAGGGTTAAAGCAAAAAGTTTTAAATCCTCTATCGTTAAGACTAGTTAGTGGTAGTACTTCCATATCCGGGCCTTCAGGGTCTCCAACTATAGTGCACCAATCTAGAGGCATCATTAATTCATGAGGTCCTATTTGTAGTACTGCTGCTGGACCAGTGAAGCTTTCTAAGAAAATTAATGGTATAAAAAAATAGTCAGGATTTTGATTATCACTATTATCTAAAACTGAAAATCTTAAGTCTTCTTCAATTTCTTCAGGTAGGTCATTTAGATAAAATGTTTTATTTTCTAATGATAAAATTTGCATTATTGGTATTTGACTTTCTCTATTGTAAATGGATATTTTGCATCTTTATAAAAACGTTTTCTTTCAGTTAGATGTCGTTTAGCATATTTTGTACTTGCTGTTATATCCCAAATTTCTACATGGTCTTTATCTTCAGCTTTTCTAATGCCTCGCCCAATGCTTTGTATAACTCGGACAAAGCTTTTTCCGGGTTCCAAAAGAACCAAATTAAAAATACGAGGGATATTAATACCCACAGCGGCCACACCATAAGTCGCCACAATAATCTTATTATTAGCAGTTTTGATTTCGTCATACTCTTCTTTTCGATCTTTTGTTTTTACTTCTCCGCTAACAAATACTGCATCAGGTAACAAATCAATAAGAAGTTTTCCTGAGTCAATTCTATTAACAAGTACTAATGTATTGCCAGATTGACTTATAGTGTTGATCATATTTCCTATATATTTCATACGATCAGAGTCTGTGACTAAAAATTTTAGTTCTTCAGCGTAACTTCCAAATTCACGCCATTCTGCTGTTTGTTTAATGTTTACGTGGCAGTTACTTAGCACACCTTTTTGTTGTAACTCATATGCACTAACATGATTTATTACATCTCCTAGGCTTGCTCTAAGAGATTGATATTCAAAATCTTCCTTAGGAATAGTACCAGTGAGTCCCCACCGTATAGGAGCATTTGCTAAGTTTTGTGTAAGTAGTTTTTTTAGAACTTCTGCCTTGGCCATGTGCACTTCATCGACCATAACAGTTTTTACACCATCTAAAAATTCAGCTAATTTCAGTGCGTCAAGTTCATCATCATGTGATTTTTTGTCTAAGATATTCAAACTTTGCCAAGTACAAATAGTATGTGTACGTGTTAGGTCTTTTCTGTCTCCGTAGTATACGCCAACATCTAATCCGCAATTAATGAAGTCTTCTTCTGTTTGTTCTACAAGACTTTTATTAGGTACAATTGTGACAGTTTTTCCATATTTTTCACAAATTTTTGCCAAAGTTGCGGTGGTAATAGTTTTACCAAAACCTGTAGCAATCTCCTGAAGGCATTGTGGATTTTCTAAAAACTTATTGATTACATCCACTTGGTCATCACGTAACCGTATTGGATGCCCTTCATAACGATGACCTTTAGGCCAGCATTTTTCACCCCAAAAATCTTCAAAAATTTCGGTAAATTTTAGGTCTGTAGTAATACGTTGATCTTCAAGTTCGATGTAGTAATTTTTACTTTCAAGATATTCTAAAACTTGGGGAAGCATTGAAAGATAGGTAGTACCCCCAAGACCAAAAAAGCTCACGGTACCATCCCATCTGCCTAATTTATAGGCTGGTCGATACCTTGCAGTAGGGTCTTCGTACTTAAATTTCTTAACTAATGCCTTTCTAGTGTCAAGATCAAGATTTTCTATCTTAACATTTATTTCATCTTTAATAATAACTTTGCAAGTTGTCAAGATATAAATCTCCTCTGTGGTGACTTATCTAAAATATTGATAACATTATGTTGCCAATGTAGATATTCTTTCAATTTATAGTGTGCAGTATAAAAATAATAGTTTAACACACTGTTAAACTTTTTTCTAGGCCCTAAAATAGTTTTTGGTATTTGACTGCTTATAAACACTACTTTGGTATTATCAGTAACAGGTGAATTTAATCCATTATCTTTTACAAATTTGTTAAATTCGCTGTTTGTTTCATTAGGTAGTCGAAATAAAACACTTATTTCAGAAGGCTGTATATCACAACTTGTTAAAAATTCTAAATTTTGTTGTAATTTTTCTAATTCGCGGCCTGAGTCAAGTATAATCAAACAAGGTAGTATATATTTAAATACTGGTCGGAATAAATTTAGTGAATTTTCGTCTAAATTTATCTCAAAATTGTCACCCGGTGAAGCTTTTATAAAACCTTTAACTACATCGTCATAAGGTAGTGCAGAAATTTTATCTTCTATGTCAGAATCCCAAGTAGTTATACCAACTTTTTTAGCATTAAATAATGATTCTACAAAATCTGTTGAAAAATTCTGGGGCAAATGTTCAGATACATTAGTAAATTTAATCTGATCATTTTCTAAGACGGCCATAGGGACAAATTTTTCTAAATTTTTCTTGATTTCTGAAATTTGTTCAATATACTTTTGAAATTCGTCGTCACAAACAAATTTATGTTCTGCTATCAGTGGTAATAAAAATGAAATTGTAGCTTCATCGAGTGAAAAAATCCAAGATTTTGAATCTTTATCCCAATGTGCATAATTTAATGAACTTTTATGTTGTTTAAATGATGCAAGAATTTTTTCATCGTAAGGAAATTCAACATTGACTGCTTTTTTATAATCAGGATGATCAATAATTGATATTTTTTTTGAAAAATTCACTGTTCTAAATGGTAGTTTGAACTTAGGATTGATTAGAAACGGTCTAACATCTTGTTTGACAATTTTAGATAATTTGTCTTCATACTTTTTTAATAAAGCAACTGCTAAATTGCCTTGTTTTTCTGTAAAACTCATTCCACTAGCTAGTTGATTATTAAAACTACTAATAATTTTAATATCAAATGAATTTATACCGATGCCGGGTGTCGATATTGCCAACGATAACAAATTTTCAATATACATAAAATTATTATAACATTATAATGTTATATCTTCTAGTCCAGCAGTTCTCAATTTAATAATATTACTCAATTGCCATTGTTTAATGTCCAATGCTTTGATAATACCAAGCCATTGATTACGCAGCATAGCAAATTCGTTGATAATTTTTTCCATATCAACAACATCTGCTTCTCCGTCGACGTATTTTTCTACATCTCGACTGCTTAGAGCACGTTGATAGTTCTCTAAATACTTTTTAAAAGATTTACTGCGGATACGTCGTAGTTCAATATTAAGATATTCTAATATTGCTTCAATTTCTTGAAGTTGGTTGAATCTTTGTTCAACGATACCAGGTAAAGAAGCCGAAGCTTTTTCTACGTTTCCGTAAATTTTTGCTTCGGCTCTAGCAGAGTCAAGTTCTTTGTAAAAGTATTCTATGCAGTCAGGAAGAAAAGTTAAGTCTTTACTAACTTTAGAATACCATGACATTAATAGTCCTCGTCTTCTTCCGAATCCTCGTCTTCTTCGCCGTCAAGGCTCTTAAATTCTTCTAAAACAAGATCTAATGCATCGTCTAAATGTGGGTCATAGCCCTTAAGACCTTCTAAGGTTTCAAGATCAACATCTTTGCCAACTAGAAAATCAACAAATTGATTTGATGCAACTTCTTTACTTTTTTCAGGGATATATTCTTTAAAAGTATCCCAGATTTCAATGATTAAGCTATCGTCCATTATGCTTCCTCTGATTCTTCAATGGTTTCTGTACTATGTTGAACAAGCGAATTGTCCCATTCAAGCATAATACTCATTAATTTATCTTCTGTCCAATTTTTTCTAAATTCAGAAATAACTTCGCCTGTCTTTTTACTTACATATTGTAGTTTATTTCCGCTTTTTGTCAAGATACCCATCTTTTCAAACATATCTACAAGACCACTAGTAGGACTCATACCAGTTGAGTAAGGAATCTTAACTTGAACACTTTCAAAAGGCTTTGCATAACGAGTTTTCATGATCTTGCAAGCACTACGAATACCTAAAACATCGCTGACTTTGTTACCGTCTTCATCTTCTTTAAGTTTTAGCTTTTTCATAGCCACTACAATAGAACTAGCATATACAAACCCTTGACCTCCGCTGATTTTATCATCCGGATCAAACATATCTTGGCTTGCATACGTATGATTGGTACAAACCATACCTACATTGTAACTACCAAACATATTAACACAATTACGAACAAGTGCAGTCAGTGCCTTAGGCTTACGGCCCATGTCACCTTTCAAATCACCTGCTTCAAATTGATTCAAATCTGTAGGAGTAAGTAGCATACCGAGAGAATCGATAACAAACAATACCTTCATTCGATCTTCTTCAGGCATTGCACGATATTCTTTCATAAACTCACTAATAGTTTTTGCAACATCATCGATCATTGCAACGTTGAGTTTAAGAAGTTTATTTTCACTAGTATCAACACCTAGTGCATGTAGCCATGCTTCGTCAAGAGCGTTTTCTGTATCAATTAAGATAACATAAATTCCCTGTTCTTGTGCATGACGAATAATATTACCTGAGCAAATGTATGATTTGCCTGCACCGGATTCACCAGCAAACACCGTTACCTTACCAAGGGGAACTCCCTTAAAGAAGTCCCCGCTGATAAGATAATTAAGGGCGTAATTCCCAGTTGAAATCCAGTCTGTAGGATCATTAAATCCAACACCTAAACCCTCAATAGATTTAGTGATAGATTTACGAAACTTTGAAATATCAAAGGCTTTACCCATAATTGTCTCCTTAAGTAGTTTGACGCTTACGGATCATAGCAATGATATCAGCAGCCCTGCTACTTGCTTCACTACCCGAAGATTTGGTTTCTTCTTGAGAAGACTCTACTTCTTCCTTAACTACTGGTTTCGCAGCAGTTTTAGCGGGTGCTGGAGCCGCAGCTTCAAAAGGGACGTCGTCTTCCTCTACACCGGATTTTGCTGCCTTAGCTGATCCTGCTACTGTGCTAGCATAGCCACTTGGCTTAAAGTATTGTCCCCAACGATCCATATCAAATGCTTCACCGTCGACGCTGGCTTCGAACATTTCCTTGATAACCTTAAGTTCTACATCGCCTGGTTTCTTAGGCAGGAAGTCCTTAAGATTGAATAAACCATATTGTTCAATTGCAGCACGTTCTTGTTCGCTCAATGCACGTTCACGACGAGCCCAGGTTGATGTTGTATAGTCAGCGTAGACGCCCTTGCCCCCCTTTACAATCTTGAAATCAAGGCCACGTACAAAGTCAGTTGGAAGTTCTTCGATTTCACTATCCATTAGTGCATTCTTAACAATGTTAAAAATTTGACTACCAATAATGAATCTACGGATAGGATTCTCTGGAGTTTTATCCTCTTGGAATTTACTATCAACTACAAAACCTTGGAATAGGTATGACTTCTTCTTCCAATACTTACGACCCATTTCTTCAAGGCTCTTATCCTTGAACCATGGACGAACTTCTGTTAGTACTGGGCAAGTTTCCCCCCACATTTCCATACAAGGAACTTGTACAGTTGTAGGCTTGCTGTTTGTTTCACCTTTGACGCCAGCAAAAGGCATCTTGATCATTGCCCGTTCAAGCCAGAAAAAAGTGTTATTAGTATCGCCATCCGGTAGAAAACGGACAGTTGCTGTTTGACCTTCTGAAATATTCCAGTGCGGATAAATTGCATTATCTCCGCCTGTTGAGCCAGAACCAGCTTGTGAAGATTGTTGTAGTTTTGCGCGAATTTCTGCTAAAGTTGCCATAATGTTTCTCCTTAATGTTATGCCTTTAGTATGCCATTTCTTTAAAGCCCACTGACTAAAAAGAAAAAGTGCGTATAGAGTTAACTATACACACTTTATTTATAAAAAACAACAATAACGATTAAATTATTTTGTCAAACCTGATAGTTTTAAAATTTCTGCCATTTCATTTTTAGGTTCTGGTTTTGGTTCAAACTGTGGAGGGATTCTACCACCACTATCTTTTTCAAGTTTCTTCAATAATGTAGCATCATCTGGTGCTACTTTATCTAAAACTTTTTTACCGAAAGATTTAACCTTATCCATCATGCCTTCGTCTGTTTCTGGTTTTAATTTTCCTGTTCTTTCTAAATCTCTCAACATATCAATGCGATCTCGATATCCCTTAACACCAGGTTGAATGTCGTGTGCTGCCATACGTTGTTGAACAGTTGGGTTATCAGCATGTTTCATTGTAGTTTTGTATGCATGTGATTTCGGATCAAACGTATCATTATGTTCTTCAGTTGTTGATGTCATTCCTTCAACTTTTGCCTTAACGTTACCTAACAATTCTTTTAATCTAGCTAATCCGTCATTGTCAACAGGTGCTAATTCTTCTTTATTTTTATGATGTTTCATTTCCCATTGTTTGGTCAATTTTTCCATAAACTGTTTAGCAATTGCCTCAGCTTTCATTCCTGCACGATCCCCATATTTTTCGCTTATTGTTTTTTTAACTTCTAAGCAAATTGCTTCTTCGCTGCGGAAAGGACCGACATCTTCATTTGAAGCATTATAAAAACGTTTTACAGTTTCTGCAATGTCCTTCATTATAGATCCGGATCCCTCGGCTACTGGTTGTTCAGCAGGAGGGGCCTCTGGTGCTGGTTGTTCAGCAGGAGGTGTTTCGGGAGCAGGTTCTTCGGAATTACTTAATCCAAGTGCTACTAATAATTCTGGATAACTTTCGTTTGCCCATGCTTTAAATACTTCTATCGGATCTGTAGTATTGTCGATATCAGCCATGCTTTTTAATTTATCTTCTAAATCAGCATCTTCTATACCTAACCCATTAAAAAATTGCCATGCTGTTTGACCTTCTGGTCCTAGTTCTAGTTGTTGCCCTGATGAAGTTAATTCGGCCAGTGCATTTTTTAATTCTTGTATTTGATCGTCTGTTAATTTTCCTTGTTCAACGGCTTCTGCCCATTCTTCAAATTGATTAAATTCTGACTCAAATTGATCTTGATTTTCTACTGTAGTATTTTGATTATTATCTTCTACATATTCTTCTAAATTAATTTTTTCCTGCATAATACTGTGTATTAAGGGAAATAGTTTGCCTAATTCTTCATTAAAATTGCTTTGTGTAAATTTTGATTTATAATCTTCAAAAGTAATTGGATCTAGTTCTGTAATAGTTTCATCGCCATGTTCCATTTCATTAAACTCTGTTACCCATGATTCGTAATGATGACGTTTTCCTAAAGCTTCTACTCTACCTTTTAGTTCTTGTAGTCGGCCTATGGCCCTTTCTTTAATTCCCATTGCATCGTCGTGTAGAGAAGAATGTTGTACTTGTCTTTGAAATTCTTGTAATTGAGCAATTTGTTCGCTCATTTTAATAATTGCCTTACCGGCAGGGTCATGTGGAATACCGCCGTGATCAACGTGTTGGGCCATAGCAAATGCACCAGCAGGATGAATAAACGGATATTTGAATCTCTCACCGTCTCTATTTTGAATAAAAATTGCTTTTATATTTTTACGTCTGCTTCGACTTCCTGGAAAAGTTTCGTCTACTGCGCTATGGTGTCTAACAATAACTTCGGTAGTACCTTTAACTGCTCTGCTGGTCTTTTTAGTACTTTTATGATTCCAACGTGATTCATTCATATTCATATTATTTTCTTCCTTTGGCCCTTGAGTTGCTGCTAGATGTTGAAAGTCATTTTTATCTAAATTACTTTTTGCTACATCTCTAGTATCAAATCGAAGCAATCTTCGCATTGCAAACATACGCATTTCTTTTAAAAATCTGTACCAAATTTGTTTAGCAGGATCGTCTTGATTTTCTGTAATTCCTTGACTGTAGTAGATTTTTAAAGATCCTAGGTCATTAAGACTTATACTCACTCTTCCTAAATTTACACCTTCGGACACAAAATCAAAATCAAAAAATCTTGCATTTGTAGGATCAATAGTCACTGCTCCAGTTTCGTCGCCCATTTCTAAATTAGTAAAACGGCTACGTACCTTATCAAAAAGATCTTGAGAAATTATTTGTATTGCTTGCATAATGTATTATTTATTAATAATTGCTAATGTATATAGGCATGGGCATTAAGAATTCGTCTTCGCGTTCTTCTCGCATTTTATCATATATTGCAGGATCCCAATCTTGCAACATCATGATCATTCTTAATGCCAATAATAAACTACTAACTAGGTCGTCAGTTGACCCGACTTTACCTTCAAAACTTATACCTTTAGCAACGAAAGTTTTAAGTTCAGATATCAGAGGTTTAGAAAATATCTTCAACCTGTTGCTTTCGATTAGATGTTTTAACTTTGCACAGATAGCAATTTTGCTAGTGTGTGTTGTATTAAATCCTTTTCTAAATCTTCTCACATGTCCTTTTTTAATCGGCTCGCTCAGGAATAATCCAGGTATGCTTTCTTCACCAATTTCTGTAATTGAAACTAATGCTGCTTCACCTACTGTATTATTTTCAACAGAATAATATATGCTAGCTTGTGCTCCTTTTGATGCACATTCGTCATTAATATGACTACATATATCTCGTAGTATTCTAACCTGTGCTTGAATAGTTGTTAAATTGTGCTGCCATTCTGCAACCTGAATAAATGAAGGAATCTCTATTACCTGTATTGCGGCAGGATCTCCTCCTGTTCCTAAGCTAGGATCAAGTGCAACAATATATGTACATGATGGGTTAATTTTCTTATACCATCTTGCTTGGCCCATTTTCATAAATGGTTCTTTACCTTCAAGGTCAGCTAATTTAATGCTACTAATTAATGTTTCGTCAAATACTAAGAATTCGCAATCGTGTTCACGTCTAAATCTTTCTTCGCCAATTCTACTACGTTCAATTTCTGCCCATTTTTCATCTCTATCAGGATGTTCGTTCCAATATGCTCTAAATGGAAAAAATCCATTACGTCCTGTTGTAGTAGTATTTCCATGTTCGTCAAATCTTTTATTTGCTTCTTTCCATATACTTGCAAATTGATCTTCGTCTGAATTAGGAGTACTAGTAATAATTGCTTTACCACCTGTTGCAAGTGTAGGCGAAATACTAGTCCAGAATTCGCTAGCAATATTCGGTGCAACGAATGCAAACTCGTCGGCATATAGTAATGACAAGCTCATACCCCGGCCAGTTGTTTCAGTAGTAGTTTGAGCAATAATACGACTACCGTTTTCAAATTCAATACTTTGTTTGTTATAACTTGTACAACCGGCTCTAATATTATCAGGACACATTTCGTATGCATAACGTATACGAACCATAATTTCTTGTGCACCTGTGTATTTGTGTGCTGCTATTAATATAGTGCTATCTGGTACAAACATAGCATACCAAAGTAAGTAACCAGCAGCAGTTGTTGTTTTACCTGTCTGACGAGGTAATAAGTTAACATTAAATCTATGTTGGTGATAGCTGTCGATTAATCTACGTTGGTAATCAAATGGTTCGTATTTTAGTTTACCTCTAACAGGATGTTGTATATAGAAAAAGTTTTCAAGGAAGTAATGTGGACCTGTTTCTGGATCCATACATTTAGCAAGATTTTCTAGATCTTCTTCTGTAAATCTTTGTGTACTGTGTGCACGTTTGACCAAAGCTCCGTCTAAGTTTTTGCTTCCCATAATATTATTTACTGAAAAAAATAGCCACCTAAGTGGCTATTTGGATAACTTAAAAATTGATTATTTTTTAAGTCCTGCTAATTTCAACATAGATTCCATTGTATCTTCTTCACTTACACTTTCGCTAGGTAATTTACCTTCTGCTGCATCTTGATCTTTTTTTACAGCAGCGTCAGCAGCATCTTTACCCCAACGTTTGTCCATTCTAGCCTTCATACGATCACTTTGATCACCTGCTAGACCTGTTCTGTTTTTCCAAGGATTATCACCGACAGCCATTTTGTTATAGGCTTTTGCTGCTAGTTTTTGAGAAATTTCTGCTACTTCTTGATCTTCACCTAAAAACTTACGATATTCTGCCATTAGACTTTCGTAAGTTGCAGCCATTGGATTATCACCACGTTGTGCTGCTGGATACTGTTTCTTTTCTTTATGTAGATCATTACCGCTAGGAACAGCAGCATCATAACCCGCAACTTGCTCATCGGGAGTATTATCATATTCGTCTACTTTTTCTTCTTCATCGTCATCTGACGAAGAATCATCTGCATCTGCACTAGGAGTATCATCAGAACTTGCGTCTCCTGCATCGTCATCTGATGGATTTAATTTATCAATCATTGAACGCATTACTGAAGTATCATCTGCCCCTACATCTGGACCAGCATCGACACTAGGTTCAACATCAACAACGGCAATTCCATCGGCGCCGGCCATTGGTTCTTCACCTCCCATTGGCATTTCAGGTGCTGGGTTCGATTGTCCAGCTAATGTCATTATGTCTTTTAACATAGAACTTAGCTCTTCACCTGTAGCTGCTGTCATGTTGATACTTGCTGGACTATGAGGATGACTCATACCCATACCGCCCATCATTCCGCATTCATCTAGACTTTCGTCTACACGTTTTTCTTGAACAATATTAGGATTTTGTGCATCTAGTTCTGCAAGACGCTTTAATACATCGATCATTTGCATATTATTTTCCTTTGCCGCTAATTGGGCTTAGTCGTTTATCTTCAGAGTCGGTGTTAAATTTTGCAGCACCTTCTGTAGGAATTTGTTCATTGCGTTCTTTACGCTGAAGTTTTAGGATATCATTTAATTCTTTAACAAACCCACTATTGTATTTGTCCCCATAAAAATCTTCAAATTTAGCATTTGGAGATTCTTTATAAGTAGGATCGTCTAATAGTGCACCTTCACGTTTTGCAGGTTCGACATGTTGGTATTCTTCAGTAGGTTCGCCTGGTCGACGAACTGCTAAATGTGATTTACTAACACCGCAGTTATTTGCAATAAATTCAGTAAGCTCATGCTGTGTAGTCGGATAGTCTAAAGTAACTTCATAGATACTAACTTCACAGTTTTTTACTTGTGGGAAATCAAGTGGTAATTCTTGTATAGGAGTTTTTCCTGCTTTTTTCCAACCACTTACTGCATATTTGTCTAGTGCTGATTTTAAGTTTGTTTCTTGCTCAGTGGTAAAATCTCCGGCAATTTTAATGCGGAAATCATAACGTTTTTGAGACTCAGATAGATATTCTTTAAATGATTTCATAGTTAATTATTTATTCAAATTCTTAAGTTTTTCAAGTATGCTATTACGGTCAGTAATAATATAACCTTCTCCTTCGATTGGCTCGTTTTCTTTTGAACCATTCTTTTTATCTAAGGCTAATTTTTTAATTTGTAAATCAACCATCTTAAGTTTTTTATCTATTTTTGCACTTTTTGCTTGTATTGCTGCATTCATCATTTGTGCTGCAACTTCAAACATTCGTGCACCGTGCCTAGCTTCGACATTCATACCAAGGTCCATTAGATCGTCATATGCTTTTTCTGCTTTACTTGCTAATGAATCTAACTCGTCATCGGCCATATCTCCTAGGCCTTTAACTTTAGGAAGTGCTGCTGCAATTTTATCAAATTCTTCAAGTTTATCTTGAAGATCGATTGTTGGCACCGGAGTAGCAGATGCTTGGCTAGGTGGTATAAGAGTTTCTTCCTCTTGAGGAGCTATGTTGAGAACTTCTTCTAATCGTTTAGTCATAATCTATTACTTATTTTTGTTTGCTACCGTTCTGAAAAATATCATTTTCATTTATTACTCGAAATTGTATGCCATTTTGTTTACACCAATTACCTGCTGCTGCCCACTTTGCCATATTTTTTACATATTGTGCTTGATTATATGGGTTCTTACCTACTTTTTCTTTCAGCATTTGATTTGCTGGTTTAATTTCAATTAGTTCTGCATGTTTTTTCATATTTCTATCAAGATATATGATTAAAAAATCAGGAACATAAACTGTTTGTTTACCTGTTAATGGATCTCTGTATGGAATCTTTACGCTTTCGCTTGCCCATTGTTGTATACTAGGATTGTTATCGCAAAACATCATAAATGTTAATTCCCAACTACTGCGATATTTTGGTACTCCTAGCCCTATATATTTTTCAGGGTGTTTAATTTTATAGGCACCTTGGCTAAACTTTAAACTCATGCCAATATATTTCTTTGAATTTCTGCATTAGGTCTTGGAGGTTGTGCAATTCCTAAACTACTTGTTTTAAATCTATTGTAATTTAAAATCTCTCCAAGGAGACCAGATAGCTCGATGCTGTTTAATCCCTTAAGTGTATCTAATATTTTCATCGGATTAAAACCGTCTCTTTTTGATTGAGATATAATAATTGTAGATATCGATTCTGCTGCTGCTTCGTCGAATCCTCTATTAGTAAAAAATCCAGTCATTGCAGCATATACTGAAGAATTTATTTCAATAGGTGCAGTGTAGTAAGAACTAAACGCTTGAATAGTTGATTCAGAATTGCTACTGTTAGTTGGTAAATTAGAATAATTTTGACTCATATTAGATTCCGCCGCCTAATTTAGAAAGTAATGACACAGGAGCAGCTTCTGTTAATCCATTGTTACTAGAATTAAACCCGGCAAATGTATTAATACCTACACCGCCAGGTACATTAAATTTTCCAGCCTGTGATTCTATGTCAGAGAACGAAGAATTAAAAAGACTGTTAGCCACACTGTATCCACTATTTGAACCCGGAAATCCTTTAAAATCTCCAGGAGTAGGTTTTAATGCACTACCAAAACCAGATGCAGGAATAGGAGATTTAAAATTACCACTTGTAGTTCCATATACATCATCTTTACCTGATGTGTTTCCATAACCTGCCGAATAAGGGCTCTTTGTATTGTCGTAATATATTGCTGTAAAATTTTCTGGATTTGATCCTGGCTCAATTGTGCCTTGATTGTATAGTACAGTCTCGTATGCTAATCCCATTCTATTTTGTAAAATTTTATTATTTTCATTTTGATTTAAAGTATCATGTGCCCATTCAGTTACTTTAGGATTTACTAAAGTAATTTGTGTAAATTGTTGCATATGTAAAACATATAAATCAACTGTTGTAAAAAATGGATCTAAACTTTTTTTATAATGGTATCGCCCGTATTTTATATCATCGGCTAAAAATTTAGTGTCTTTAAATTCATATGGTAGTTCATTTCTTTTTGGTCTACCTAGTGCAGAACCGCCATAATTGCTATCTCGATAAGAATGTCTAAAATACTGTATCCATAAATTATTAATAATGTCAGAACTGTCATCATGAAATTCAATACTAACATTTTCATAAGTTAATTTTGTTTGTACTACTGTTTTTCTGTTATATTGATTAAGTGTCTCTGTACTAATTTTAAATTTAGGTAAATCTACTTTTTTAACTAAAAATCCTACATCAGCAACTTGCTTATTTGCAAACTCAGCATCTTGAATAGCATCTAGATTAATGTTAAAGTTTACAAAAAACAAAAATCCTAGTTTCGGTATCTTGGCATAATTATTATCAAGATATAAACGAGAGGCATGTTGATAATCTCTCAATATAGTTGAGCTGTTGCTAGATAACCAATTTGTAAATGCATTAGACATACAAATATTTAGCCAAATAAAAAAGCCCGGTTATTAAGCCGGGCTTTGATAACAACAGCGATATTATTAACCTGTTGTTAGGCCTTGTCCTGTTGGAGACCTTCTTGGTAATCCAACTTCTAAACCAATACCAGATTCTGGACCACCTGGCTCTTGTAACTGAATTACGTTATCGCAGCTAATAGTTAATGTAATATCCATAGCTTCGTTTGTTGCGTAATTTCCTTCAGAATATGTAACTTGCTTAATGAAACAACCTAGATATTCAAAGCTTTCTAGTGTAACAGGCTCATACCCACCGTTACCACCGTCAAGAATTTCAACTCTATATCTGAATTTGTAATCAATACCTGCTGGTGCAGCGGCTTGCTCAAAGAAATCAAATTGTTTCTGCATTTGTTCGCCGATTTTCTTGCTTACGATTCCACTAGCATCGTCGCGAATGACTAGTTTAGTATCAGCAATAGTATGCTTACCAGCAATTTTTACTTTACTGTTGTAAACCTCTAATGGGATTGTTTCAAAGGTAATGTCTGGTCTCGAAGCGTTGATTACCTGTTTAGTTAACTCTGTACTAGGATTGCTTGCAACACCAAAGTTATCTAATGTTACTCTAAAGCGATACTTTAGCTTAGGCATTAGGAGACCTTGTGTAGAAGAACCACCTGCTCCCGATAAAGGTACTGTAAATCTATTTAAACTTGCAATTGGCATATAAATGCTCCTTATTCTTTGTTATTTACCTTTTATAGTCCGGCTGCGATATCACCAGTATTTTTCAATCTTAGTGGTATGTAGATAAATTCAACTGCCTTGACTGGTTCTATAGCAATATCTAACCATAACTCGTTACGATCAATTCGAGCAGCGGTATTGTTAGATTCGTCACAAACTACAATAAAGTCATATAGAGCACGTTGACCTACTAATTCTAATAGTAGACTTTCTGCTGCTGCCTTTATTTCTCTACGTGTTTGAACATCATTTGGTTCAAACAAGTAAGGACGAGCTAAAATGTCTAATTGTCTACGTAAGTAAACTACTAAACGTGATACATTAATTCTATCTAGTGCACTAGCATTTCTTGCACGGGTCTTTTGACCGTATGCAACAACACCAACACCTGTTAGAGTAGCAATCGGGTTAACTTTGGCATTATATAGAACATCGCGTAGACCTTCGTATAGTGCAGTTGGTTTAAACTCACCTTCACCAGTAATGTAACCTACTGATGTAGCATTGTCGACACCGCCACGTCTTGTTCCTGCTGGGGCAAACCACTGATAGCTCTTATTGTCACTATTAATGATTGTACGTAGCATCATATGACTTGGAGGAACAACAATGTAGTTACCAGTGTTATCGTTAGTATAACCGCTCGGATACCACATAGCCATGTATTCGTCATAGCTAACTGCTCCTACATCACCGTTATCTAATGCTTGATTAGTATTCAATGCCCACTCGCTTAATGCAGTTCCTGTTGGTTGTAGTCTGAAAGGTGTATCACCAACAACGAATGCAGTTAGCTTACGATCAGTATTAAATGCAACCATGTTCTGAATTGCTTCAGGATAGCCAGGTGTTGCAATTAAGTTAAAGACTAATGTATCAGTATCTCTAATGCTTGTGTTACTGTCAATAGTTTCTTTTAGTGCATTAACAACTTGTGCTCTCTGAGCAAGTCTACCAAATTGAGGACCACCGTCTGCTGCAACAGGGTATTGACTTACCCAACGTGCAGTTTCATATAGACCCATTGATTCGTCGTTAAATCTAATATTTTGACCTTCATTTGCATCTAAATTAATATATCCAGTAATATATTTTTTAACATTAAATCCGCTACGACGAGTATTCCATAGCCTCATACCTTTTGGATAAGTTGCAGGATTAGGTGCATCTGGATCTAAATAATCGCTGCTTAGTAATTCAACAATACTGCTAGCAGTTAGTGTTGTACCAGTTGTTGCCCAACGTGCATCTGCAAACAACCAACCGTTTGGAGTGCTTTGATCTGTTACATCTTGTAGAACCCACCCACCGGCAGTGCTGGTGTTGTAAACATAGATATCTCTTCCGAATCTATCTAGATCAGCAGTACTAACCCAAATATCGCCAGTTGCTAATGCTGTTGCTCCGTCTTGTTGTGTAGTAGGAGCAACGGCGCTAACTATAGGACCTAGAGGATCTGCATCAGGAAATTCTGTCGCATAACCTACCCATGTAGTACCATCGTGATACATAATATCAACTTCGTCAACAATACTATTGTACCAGAAAGTGCCGTCTGCAGGATCTTGTGTAGGTGCAGTAGGTCTTGCTTCGTATACTAACGGAGCCCAGTTAGAAATTTGGAAGTCTGCTGGATCTGTTGATGCTGGAGCATATATGTTTGGTACGCTAAGTGATATTCCAGAATTTGATAAAGGAGTTCCCAAACCATCTTCTAGTTGAATTTCACCTCCTAACAGGTGTCCTAATGTAAGTTTGTTTGTAGTGTTGTCAAAACTAGCATAGATATTATCTGTAGTTTGAAGAATTCTTTGCGCTACTAATTGACCAATTTTAGAACCGTTACCTGTAATGTTTACTGTAGTCCAAGGAGTCCATCCACTTGGAGCAGATTGTCTTACTGCAAAAGAGTAATTTGTAGTTGTACTAACAGTTGAAGTAGAAGCATTTGACGCACCTGTAACTCTACTTTCGCCTTGTATTTTTCTTCTCTTAATAACAAACTCTGCCTCTGTTGTATTGTCTGGATCTGTTTCGATAAACAATGTACCTACAGGAATATTTTTTCCTCCACCGACAGAATCAAAAGCATAGTTTGCAAATTCTGCACCGTGATATAACGGAGCAGGAACATTGATCCATTCTTGAGCAGATCCGCTATAATATTTTACAGACCATTCAGCTCCATCAGTAGGAACTGTAGTTGTTACCCATACACTACCTGTTGCAGTACTTGCATTAAATTCAGGGTACTGATAGTGCGGACTTATTTTCACTGTTCTATTTGTGTTCCAGAAAGATGAATCTACATATTCCCAGTTATTTGGTGATGTTTTTGCAAAAAGTTTTGCAATATCACCGTCAAACAACATACAGTAATCACCTACAGTACCTACTGAGCCCGCAGGTTGTCCTCCAACTACACTAGAAGATGGAGAGCTATCATCTAAAACAATAGGAGTTTTAGAAGTAAATTGTAATGTAGACGCATTCCATTCTTTAATACCATATTTGCTAGCATCAGTATCTACCCAATAAGTACCTGCAACTGGATCTCCTTTTGGAGCAGTGCTAGATGGCTCTATGGCAGTTGTATCTAGATCAGCACGTACAATGTATGCTCTAGAGCTTACACCTAACATACTATATGCGGCTTGTAAACCATATTCGTTCAATTCGCCACCGTGTTGAGGATTACCACTAGCATCTGTATAGAATACAGGAACGCCAAATGTGTCTACTAAATCTCTTTGGCTTGTTATTAGCCATACCTTACCAGCATTTGCTGCTGTTGTTCCTAATGCTATACTGCCGCTAGGATTTGTTTTGTCTTGTGCAGAAGCTACAAATATCATCGGAGTTGTTCCTGGCGCTGCAGGAAGATAGAAACTCTCGTCAATTACTTGTACTTGTACGCCCGGTGATTGCAAATTTGCCATATATGATCTCCTTAATGGATTACTTTGATTTATTTAGTAATTTTGGTAAAAAAAGAATTGGTTAAATACACTGAAAAGGGATTCAAAAAGGGCGTATGATTCGAAATTTATGCAAAACATGTGGCCAAAGGCCTGTTGCTATTAATTACTACAAGAAGGGAAAAGCTTTTTTCAGATCAAATTGCGATCATTGCGCTAAAAATAGAAAAAAAGAAAGGCCTCTATGGGCCTTTACTGGATATAAGAAAAAAAGTAGTTGTGATAAATGTGGGTTTAACTCAAAATATCAAGAACAATTTAATGTTTATTACGTTGACGGAAACCCTAGTAATTGCAGACCATCTAATTTAAAAACAGTTTGTGCAAACTGTCAAAGGATATTACACAAATTTAAGCTGCCATGGAAACAGGGTGATTTGAAACCTGACTTTTAACTAAGGATTCTATCTGCTCAAATAACTCATTTATAGTACCATCATTGGATATAACGATATCAGTAGGCAAACCAATCCACGCAGTTTCGCTACTGTGAATTCCTAATTGACTAAGGTGGTGTTTTCCTATTGCCCATCCTAACTGCTTATCACCTTTGTTTGCATTTACTGCATGTTCGTACCATTCTGGCTCAGGCCCACGTTTAATACGTACTACTAATCCGCCAGCATTTTTAATTGCAGACATTTCGTTAGGAAAACGAACATCACTAATTACAATATTATCTTTAGTTTTACGAAGCCTATTTTCTAAACTGGCTATCCAAATGTCGTCATGAAAGCCAGTTCGACAAACTTCAGTTCCCCAATGTTGTAAGATCCACCTAGGAGTAAGTTTTGGCATATTCAATCGTGTAGCCCACCATTGATCGACAGTTTCTCTCCATTCTCGAGCTTCTGTAGTACGACCTTCTAACAAGGTTCTATCCCACCCAAATACATGAGCTACAGCATCTTTTAATGTATTTGCAAAACTGTCTCTTCTAAACCCGTGATAATTAACCAAGTAATCAGCAGCAGTATCTTTGCCGCATCCTATAAATCCTACAAATCCAATGATCATAGCATCTCCAATCGATACTATAATTTATACGTTAATAAGACGTATGTCAATATTTTGTTTAGCCAATAACAAAGGTTAAAGGTGTTGATCCATCTTTGTAGTTAATTAGATCTTGCTCTAGGATTTCAATTTCTGCTTTTCCTTCTCCTTTGAGAGCAGTACCATTAAGTTGTGTACCACCTTGAGGGCTAGCAATTTGTCCAAATTTTTCACGAGCTTCGCCTAGCATAAGTTTGCATGTTGCTAGACTGTAATCTTTGAGCCATTGATTTGCAAACGGATCTTGCATTAGATTAAAGTCCGGACGATAGTTATAAATCCATAATAGAACTTCTTCTTCTGAACGAGGACGTTGCATTAGAGTAAGTTTTTTAGTAGTCTTGTTAAAAGTAAAATTAATCTCGCTGCCAAACATTTTACCGACCTGCTTTTGATAACTTGCAAAGGCATAATAAGTAGCTAAGCCACCCATGTTTGTTGCAGTTAAAAGATATGTATTAGAATATGCAAGGTTAAACGGCTCAAATAAAGTTCCGCCTTGCCCGCCACCTGACCTAGAACCTATACTACGTCTAAAAATTTGACGCACATTTGTTACTTCTGACGGTAAAATATAATCGTTTCTATCAACTTCTATAGTTAAAAAGCTAAAACTTTCTTCTACTGCATTGCTACTACGTTGGCGAAATTTATTCAAAGCACGGTCAATCGCAGTATTGTAATGAGCAGGATCAAGCTCAACATCAATCATACCATCACCTAGCATAAGCTTGCAATAGTCGACAATTTTTTGGCGTTCGTTTTCGTTCTCAGTCATACTGGTATTTAGCTTATAAATATAATACTATGCCACGTTTATCCATGTACAAGCCTGAAAAGGGCAATGATTTCCGTTTTTTAGATAAAGTTATCAACGAACAATTTCAGGTCGGTGGTACGGATATATTTTTACACAAATATTTAGGGCCAGTAAATCCAGAAACTGGCGAAAGTACTCCAAGCACTCCTAATAATACTAACGAAATACCTGAACTAGGTATTCAAGATTTAATTTTTATGGAGAACAGAGATCGACACTACGCTCCTGATGTATATGTTATTCGTGGAATTTACACCCTACAAGATATCGATTTTAACCTAAGTCAATTTGGATTATTTTTACAAAATGATAATATCATGGTTACTTTCCATTTACGTGGAACTGTAGATTCTATAGGTAGAAAAATCATGGCAGGCGATGTTATAGAATTACCTCACCAAAAAGATGAGTATGCATTAGATAATAGCTTAGTTGCATTGAAACGATTTTATGTAGTAAGTGAAGTTACTCGCCCAGCATCGGGATATAGTCAAACATGGTACCCACATTTAATCCGTGCAAAATGTGCACCGTTAGTCGATTCTCAAGAATTTAAAGAAATACTTGACGCCGATAGTGGTGCAGGAGATGGCAGCACATTACGAGATCTTATTTCAACTTATAAGAAAAGTATCGAAATTAACGATCAAATTATTGCACAGGCACAAGAAGATACAGGAAAGAGCGGCTACGATACTGAACACTTTTACGTTATTCCTGAAAGAGGTACACTATTAGATGTTGCCGATACATCATCGATTGATGCAGATGCTAGTGTAGTTAATAACGCATTAGACGCTAGTATGGTCTTAAACAGCCCTGATAGGAATTTTTATGTAGGATACTTAACAGGAGATGGAGTTCCTCCAAATGGTGCACCTTATGGATTTGGATTAACATTTCCGAATAATCCGGTGTATGGACAATTTTACCTACGCACAGATTATTTGCCAAATAGACTATATCGATATGATGGAAAAAACTGGCTTAAATACGAAGACAATGTTCGCATGACAACTAACACACAAGGTGCAACACAAACTGCTGATCCTACTAAGGTTAGAAAAACACAAAAAGCAGGATTTATTAATAACACTACAACTTCTACTATTGCCGGAGAAGTTATACAAGAGAAACAAGCTCTTAGTAAGATATTAAGACCTAAAGCAGATAATTAATGGAGGCTTCGGTTTAACACCGTTGAGAGATTATAGATTACTTTTATGATGGGCAAATACGTAGATACTTAACACAATTCATGCAGATTGTTAGCAACTTTAGTTATAAAGATGCTAAAGGCCAATTGGTTCAGGTGCCTGTTATCTACGGTGATATGACCCGACAAGTTTCTCAAATAATTAAAAAGAATAGTGAGAATACTATTCCTAGTGCT